GAAATTCGCATACTGAAACGATACAAGGGCTCGGTAGAGGCCGAGAAAAAGAACCAGTACTCGCGATGGTTCACTGCAGCCAAATCAGACGCGACCTTCGGAAGCTGGGAATACGGCGACCAATACGCCGGGATGATTCAATCATGCTATCGGCTGTCCGATGCTGAGCCTGAATGGCTAAAGCAATATCGCGATGCCGAAGGCCTAGTCTAATCAACCTGGGGGCTGCGGCCCCCATTTTTTTGCGCGGATCAAAGCCCGGAGCCTGGCCTCGAGCATGAGCCCGGCGCAGTCATATATAAATGCAAAGAGGCCGCAAGCCTGGCAGGCCGCAGGCTTTGCCAGCAGACATATATAAAACACTCAAGGCCGCAAGCCTAACGGCTCGCAAGCCGAGCTCATGACGGGCTCTAAGCAAATGCCAGGCACCAAAAAAATGTGCAAATGACTGGCAGAATTTGCTAAAATAAACGCAACGGTCAAGCAATTGGCTGGCAACAAAAGGGAAAAAATTATGGTTAAGAAACTATTGGATACCGCCAAGGTTAGCGGTAACACAAAGGTCGCTAAGACCGGCAAGAAAGGCATGCCATTCGGTGGCAATGTACGGATGGCGCAGCTATCTATGATGCCAGACAACATACTGTGCGCCGGTAGCAAGGCAGCCGGTTGCATGGATTTATGTCTGAAAGATGCGGGCCTAGCCGCAGTCTATCGCAGCGTGAACCAAGCACGCCAAGCGCGCACAGATTACTGGCACAAAGACCGCGAAGGTTTTCTGTCACAGCTGCGCCGCGAACTATCAAACTTCGCCAAGCTTTGCGAAAAGCAAAACGTGAAGGGCGTGGTGCGGCTTAACGTGCTCTCCGATATCGCATGGGAGGAGCACAACATACCCCAAGATTTTCCGACGCTGTACTTCTACGACTACACCAAACGCGCCAAGCGCCTAGGCAAAGACAAGACGCCCGCCAACTATGATCTTATGTTTTCATACAGCGCGCGGCACCAGTATCGCAAGCAAGTATTGATGGCAGTGTGCCACGACAACCCGATAGCCGTAGTATTCAAAAGCAAGATGCCCGACACATTCCTAGGGCGTGACGTTATCGACGGCGACCAGTCAGATCTAACCAACGTTTACGCTGGCAAGGTAGTTATCGGACTAAAGGCCAAAGGCCCAGCAAAGCACGACACGAGCGGATTCGTGGTCGATGCCAACGTCATTCCATCATTCACAGTGGCGTAGGGAGACAATCGCAATGGCTATCTGCTGGAAAAACTACATACATGCGGAAGCAATTTTTACTTTCGCAAACTATCCTCAAGAGATGGGAGAGCAAAATTTCAAACTTGACGTGACCGAGTCAGAAGACCGAGTAATCTACAACGTAATCAAATCGATGTTTGACACCGACAACGAAGACGAGCGAGAACTGATGAGCGATATCGTCAAGGTATCGTTCTGCCTTTCCAACCTCCAACACCCTCACAAGATGACCGACAAAGAGGCCGAGCAACTGTGGAAGCTTCCTGTAATGAAAGCCTTTCTTGCCCGCAACGGTAAGTACTACTTTGATGAGGAGCAACGCGACGAGGTCGAGTCATCAATCAAAGAATTGTTGGACTGCTGGAAGGAAGAGATATGCTGAGCAGGGAAGGGGGAGTAATCCCCCAAGCCCTTTAGGCCCGACGCCTTGATCCGCGGATCGCCGAAAGCCGCAAGCCGCAAGTATATATATTCGATCAAGGCCGCAAGCCCGCAAGCAAGCCCAATAAAAAACGAAAAAGGCCGCAAGCCCTCAGGCGCACGCACGGCCCCGCACAAGGCCGCAAGGCCGCAAGCGCACCCCAACCCCTAGTCGGGCGAGAAAACGCCTCAAATCAAACGCTAGACACCTTGCGGGAGGGGTGGGGAGCGAATCAACCCCCACAAACCCCCACATTTTGGAACATTTTTGTCGATACTCATAATTCTCTATTGACATAGAACACCAAAGCATTATTATCGAACGCGCATAGCAAACAAAAGGAGTAAGCAAATGCAATTAAAAGAATGGCCAGCAACAGAAAACTCACTGACTCAAGCAGTGAGAGAAATGATTACCCACGAGATCGACATCATTCACGAGAGTGATTGGTGGAAAGAGATGATTGATGAAGCCGTAGATCGCAGGCTTGCTGAGCGCAAACAGGAGGCTAAGTAATCATGGCACCACGCAACAAGAAACCATTCCAGCCCAAAGACCTTGACCCTACGCTTGCGGCGATAGAGCCACGCTCTGCGATGGAACTCAAGAACCTCAGTCACAACGTCACCTTCTCTGAAGAGACGCATTGTTTCCGAGCATCTGTCTACATCAACGGCAAGCGCATGTTCTCTGCCTCCAACGGTGGCAACGGTGGCCCGAACTTCTACTCACCATCTGATTTCGGCAAAGGCAAAGAAGATTTTGAGGAGGCCATGTCTCTGGCCCGCGAAGAAGCCAAGCAATACACACTCAAGAAGATTGAGTTAGGCGAAGACCTGCAATGGGCGATAGATGCATTCGGTGATGGAAAGAGTGACGAACTAATCGATTGGCTGATCGCGGATCTGATCAACGAACAACTGACGCTGAAAGAGATGCGCAAGACGTTGAAAAAGAAAGTCGCGGTTTATGACCCCAAGAGCAACGACATCTTGCACCTTGGCAGAGACAAGCCCACCGATGAGATCTTAGAAAAATACAAGGCTCACTTCATCCTACAGCGCAACGACAAGAACGCCAAAGATTGGGTATGGCTCAACATGATCCCAGAAGCAGAAGCATACAAATACTGGAGGACTGCATCATGAGTTCAATCGACGGCAAGATTTCCTGTGACCGCTGTGGTGAATACAACCATGAACGTAGCATGGTGTTTCACGGCACCACCTCCATGTGCGTCGGATGCAATGACGAGGTCGAAGAGTTGGAAGAGATGTACGGCCTGACCAAAGAGCAAAGGCTTAGCCATCTTGACACATCAACTCCTAACACCACTGTTTCTGACACCACCGTTGCTGACGAAGACATCTTCTTCGCATGCGACGAGTGCGGCACGATGACTGCTGAGCACATGCTTGCAAAAGTTCCAACCAACGCAGGCACACTCAACTGCTGCCCGATGTGCTACAGCGAGTGCTATGAAGACCCCCGTGGCATCTCAACGGAATACACCATCAACTACCTTGAGGTAATCAAGCACGAAGTGAAGGTCACGGCCATGAGCCGTGCCCAAGCGGAGCGCATCACATTGTCTGGGAACAAAGAGTTTGCTTTACGCACAACCCGACTGCCTCAGACCATTGGGAAATCAATAATTAAGGAGACTAATGATGACAAACCTTAAAATTATTTTTGTGGACGGCAGGGAAGACTTAATTGTCCCATACCCAACTAGCTACTCTCTAGGCCACTACTGGAGCATGTTCCAGTATCTATCTGAGTTGTTACGCACCAGATGCATTCATGAGGATGAGATCAAAGACGTAACCGCTACTGAGCTTCCAGAGTATCCAAGCCATGGATGACCTCATTTCGTCAACAGACCCCTACGAGAAAGAAACTCGTGGGGGCATGAGAGATAACTCATCCACCATGCACCAACACAAAGTTGAGCGCGAGTTCACTTGCTTGTGGTGTGGTGTGAAGTTCAAGAGCACGCAATCATCGGCCAAGTACTGCTGTCAGGCGCATCGAAGCAAAGCCTTTCGAGCAGTGAGACGCATTGATAAGCCAAAGCGGATCACTCAACTGAGGCGTAGAGGCAAGGGTTTCAGACCACCGATTGCATTGGTTTGTTACCATGCGTCCTCTTCACCACCATCAGATGGCTCTTCGTCCGATTCGTAATCATACTCTTCCTCGCCATCTAGGGGCCCCGCTGCGGGCTCCTCATCTTCGGGCTCCTCGAACTGCGCATCCTCGAACTGTGCATCCTCAACATCCATCACGCTGTCATCCACCACTGCAGCGCGCAAGCCGGGCATCAACTGATTTTTGTCGAGCAGAGCATTCAGCCTGGCCTCAACTTCTGATCGATCCATCTGGTCGATACGACCAAGCTTGATCTCCTTCTTTTCAATCATCAAACCCGCAAGCTTTGCTCTGCCCAACTCTGCTGTGACTGCTGCACCATACGATCCATCTTCAACGGCCCTGTCTCTGATCATCTGCAAGTCACGCGCAACCTTCTCAAACGTGATCTCATACTTCTTCTGCTGCGCTTCTTGGAGCTCACGAATCTTCATCTGCAGGTTCATGTATCTGGGATCATGCAAAAGCACATACGCAATCTGTCTTGGGTTTGAGTAGCCCGCTCGATGTGCAGCTTCGGTATTAGTCAAATCGTGATATACATAGTGCTGAATGAACGCCTGCTGCTTCTTCGTGAACGGCTTCTCCTTGTGCCTCTCAGGCAGACTTCGCTTTGGGTTATTCAACATATCCACCGCTTGATTTTTCGCCATACTAAAATCTCTTCTATACGCCTTCTAAAATCTCTTCTATGCGCCCTTGCTTCTCATCCTACAAAAAAAATTTTTTCTTTTCTTCCCCCCCCTATTCTAAGAAGGGAGTAAGGGTGTATCCCGTAGGGGAGATATGTATATCTCTCTCCCCTTCTTTAGAAGTGCACCTCGTGCACCTTGCAGTGCCCTTTAAAATCAATGACTTAGGTAGGGGTAGGTGCAAGGTGCACGGCACTGCACGCTGCACCTCGTGCACCTACCTCGACTTCCTTATAAATCAATGACTTAGCACACTTATCCACAGGGGTAGGTGCAAAACAAAAAACACCCCTTGCACCTACCTCTTTTGGGTAAACCGGCTGTTCCGCGAACCTCGAAACCACTTTAACTTTCACTTGTAAGTTCACTCCTTATGATCTTCTTAGGCGCCCCATGATCTACCCTATGATCTGTGATCAGCAGGGCATCTCGACCACAGTTTCTGCACCCTTTTCTAGGGTAGTCTACGAGGTAATATTGTGCCCCGCAGACAAGGCATTCGATGTACCATTCATATACCTGCAATACGTTTTCTTGTAATCCGCTTACACTCAATCCGCTTGTTTCTTTCTCTTTAATCACGCTATTCGATGCTTTACTTTATCAATTCTCTGCCGTATCTTCCGCCTAACACTATGTCTCCTTAACAAAGTGTTAGCCCCGCTTGGCGTCTTTATCCTTTTGTTCGTCTTGCGGGGCTTTTTTATGCCTGCTCGTCACACCCCACACATCCCGTCGCATTCGTCACCAAAGTCCATCACAATCTGATCCGCTGCTGGGTCAGCCAAGTCTGCCTCATCAAGCGGCACAAGTGATCGGTGTATGTAGATCTTGCTTGTTGTGCCACGAAAGTCATCGCGTATGTGTTTGTCCACAGCCACGGCTTGCTCCCATGACTTGGGGTCATTGGCCTTCATCTCACGCCAGGTTGCGTTGTCATGATAGGGGCAGAAGGTACATGCGCTTTTGCGCGGCAGTTCGTTGTAGCCGTTGTCACGCATCCAGCGCAGGCAATGCCACCGTGACATGCGGGTTTCGATCAACGGCCAGCGGTTGTTGCACCACTTCTCTGGCGCATCTTTCATTCGCTGTATCTCGTCGGTGCTGATGCCTATCCACTGCTCGACTGTGTCTGCCGGGATACGTTGGCGCGGCTTGTAGCCTGCCAGTTCGCGTAGTTTTCGTTGGATCGGTGTGACCTTGTAGTCGCGGGTACATTGACGCATCAAGATACCCTCGCCCACCCCACTTGGTGATGCGGTAAAGAACGGCGGTGATGCGCTTCGATCTTCTGGGTTCATGATGTCATCGAGCAGACTGCCTCGTGTGACGCGCAGCACCGGGAACGGCAGCTGGCTTTCTAGCCAATCAAGCCACTCGTAGATGTGATCAGGTTCCGCCTGTGTGTCTGCAAAGATCGCATAATCAGGCATGGGTGTGATCTCACCCTTCGCTGCCATCAACGCCATCACGCTTGACTGTACACCTGCGCCCAGGCTGATAACCGTGAGTTTACTCATATCATTCCCAAGGCTTTGTCATTTCATTCGATTCCAAATAGTGCCACACAGCCATGCCTGGCTTGGCATACGTTTTGACCACTGCGCCTTTGTACTTCTGCACATACGACACCGCTCTCATCGCTGCTCTTTCACCACTGTTCATGCCAGCTTCACTGAGGGCTTCTCTTGCTAACACCTCAAGCTCTTTGCGCATGTAAAACTTTGTGCTGCTCATGGCATTGACGATCACACTGGCTATCTTGACCTCATCCTCCTCACTGAGTTGAGGCTTGACGTTGCGCGGTGTGAAGTCGTTGACTTTCCACAGGCCATCATTGAAGTCGAAACTGGCCAGATGTTCTTTGGGTTCCATGGCGTTGCGCGCTTCGTAGAAGACAGACACATCAGGTTTTTCGCCACTGAGTTTCACGCCGCTATCGAACCAACCGGCGAATACACTGCCGCCTCGTGCAGACATGAATGACTTATCATCTGCACGTTCTTTTCCTGTATGGTGAGCGATGATCACGCTGATACCGTGCATCTCAATGAGCATATCGACACGATCAAGGAGTTTGCGTATCTCTGTGTTGGAGTTCTCCTCGCCATCAAAGAAGTTGATGATAGGGTCTATCAGCACGATGTCGGGCTTGTGAAACGCTATCTCATCCGAGAACGCCTGTATGTCTTGGTCTTTCATCAGGTTCTTGCGTAGCCTGCCGCTGATGATCAGGTTGTTGTGCCCCATCGATATCAGATCTTGGTCAAACTCAAAGCGCCTGAAGTAAGTGTCGATCCTGCGCTTCAAGAACTCTGCGATGATCTCTGCTTGGAACCACATCACCTTCAATGGTTTGCTGAATTCTTCGCCCATGAAGTCTGTGCCAGTGGTCGCCCCTGCTGCGAAGGCGCCAAGCCAGTTTGACTTACCTATCTTTGGTTTGCCGAGGAGCAGCACTCGGCTCTTCTGGAAGATGAATGCATCGCCCCAGAACTGTTCGATGCCATCGTCGGTCATGTCAGACCATGTGTCTGCACTGAACGGCTGCAGTCCTAGCGGCCCTGACTGTGCCTCTTCATCCCCATCGCGCTTGAGTTCATCAAGCGGGTCTTCTTGTGACTGTATCTCTTTGAGATCTTCGTTGATCTCTGTCTGCCACTTCGATGTCTGCCATGCCATGATGCCTGCATCGACATCATCGGGGTGCCGTTTGATGTGCCCGTTGACGATGCTGATGGTGGTACGAGTGACCTCGATCAAGTCCATGGGTGGCACACAGGATTGATTCCAGTCTTGTGCCTTGATCAGCACCTCGCGCATACCCCAGCCTTCCTTGACCCACTTGCCGACTAGACGTGCTAGTGTGTCGTTGCGACTGCCTTGTTCTTTGGGTTCCTCTGTCAGCTTCTCGCGTATGTTTTCGACTTTGCTGCCGGTGTTGAACACATGTACTTGTTGTATGTCGGCTTCGCCTAGCAGTGGCAGGTCATCCAGACCAGACACGCCGTATGACTGGTCGCACTTCATGTGGTATCCCACGCTGGGTGACACCATGATGTATCCGCCATCGCCACGGACATCCAGTTTGTTCTGGCCTACGCTGTTGCGGATCAGCGGGTTGGCACCACCGATAGAATAGAAGTAGTGCTTCCCGCCTTTGGGCGAAGTTTGTGTTAGTGGTGTTCGCGTGATGCCGCCTGCATCGATCCAGTTCACGGCATCGTCTGAGTCTGCATCGACCACAGCGAAGGATATGCCTGTGATTGCTGCCCAGTTAGCGGTGGGGTACTGAGCATGCCACTGGGTGATCTCATCTTGTGACGGCTGAATTTTTTGGTAGTGCTGCCATTTGACTCGTGGCGTCTTGGCCCACTTGGCCTTGAGATCTTCCTCGGTATCAAACGGATGACGTTGTCTGAAGTATTGTGGCACCACCTCGCTGGGTGAACCGCATGGGATGATGTGCATCCCGTGTTCCCACATGGTGTGCAGGAGTTCTTCTTTTGCTTCGGGTGACATGGGCCCGTCTGAATCGGAAGATAAGAACGGCATCATCACTGTACCCTTTTCACCCAATACACACCGTCATCGATGCGCCTTGACTTGATCTTCATACCCAGGCCGTAACCCGCAGTTCTGATCCCCCTAACTTCTTCTTCGGTTTTCACCGTTACTGCATCACCTACAGACATTTCGCTCAAAAGCTTTTGCCATTTGCCTGACCCTTTTGTAGGGTGTGGCGGCAAGGGTGAGTTCTTCTCGATCACATATTCCATGTCTGGCTCCTTTACCAGTTGCCGATACTATCCTGCCAAATAAATTAATACAATTTTTTTTCAAAAAGGTATTGCACTTTTCTTTTGCCTGAGTCATTCTCCGTTTCGTAGAGAGATGAGTTGAGTTAGAAAAGGAAAAGGATATGCAAGACGCTAAGTGTTTGGCGCACCAGATTGTCGGCGCAAAAAACAAAAAGGCAGAGCTTGATAAGCTGATCAAAAAGCTAGAACGCGACCTGCTCGATACCAAGTTAGTCAGTGCTCTATTGACTACAATCCATAACGAAGGCGGCGAAACCACAGACGGCCCTTATACCGTCGAGATTCCAAAGACTCACATTTGGGATCAGTCCATGGTCGATGAAATCCTTGAGGCTATGCCCCCAAGCGATTGGCCCTCCTTTGTTACCCAGCAGACCACCTACAAGATCGATATGCGTAAGTTCAAGGACTATGCGGTCAACCATCCTAGTGAGGCTGGCCCATGGCACGCTGCGCATTCGATCAAGCTAGGTGATTCTAAAATCAAAAAAATCAACGCTGATAAACTAGAGGAGGACTAATGTCTTTACTTCAGCAAATCACGAGCACCCGGCCTTCGGGTGGTTTGATACCTCCAGTGCGGATGAACATCCAAGGCACAGACGGTATCGGCAAAAGCACCTTTGGTGCAGGGGCTGACACCCCTATCTTCATACAGGCGGAAGACGGATTGTCTTTCATCAACGCACCACGTTTTCCACAAGCGGATACTTGGGCTGAGATGTTGGAGCAAGTCAAAAGCTTGGTGACTGAAGAGCACCAGTACAAGACAGTTGTGCTGGATACCACAGACGCTGCAGCCAAGCTTGGCGAGGCATATGTCTGTGAGAAGAACGGCTGGTCATCAGCAGCTGATCCCAAGGCAGGCTACGGCGCGTTTTACGTTGCCGAAGAGAATGCATGGGGCCATCTGTTGTCTGGGCTCAATGTTCTGCACACACAGAAGGGCATGAACGTCATTCTGCTCAGCCACGTTGCTTCCAAGGCATACAAAGATCCTGAACTGGAGCCGTATGACCGCTGGGAGATGCGCTGCAACAAGAAGGTCAACTCACTCATCAAGGACTGGGTGGACTTTAACTTGTTTGCGAACTACGAAACGCAGTTGATCAAGGATGGCCAGAAGGCCAGAGGTGTCAGCTACGGCAACCGTGGTTTGTACACTCGGTTCGCGGCGGCATATGACGCTAAGTCTCGTTTGGAACTACCAAACAAGCTTGAGTTTTCATGGAAC